TCATAATACCGCCCCCTTCAATTTGACCCATTCTTCATAGCTCGGAACGGTCAAAACTTCAATCATCCGATCGGGATCAGTCTCGTCAGTGACGTGGATTGTCGTCCACACCGTCTCGGTGTGCGCATAGCCAATACGCTTCGTTCCAGCGGGAGAAGCAAACACCGTGGTCGGCGCGTGAATATCGCACACCCCATGCTCCGTGAGGACTGTGATATGACCCTTCGTCACAACCGAGAAGCTTTCATCCTTATGAATATGGCCGATGATCAGCACCCCGGCGGGGATCGTCATTTCACGGGCATAACCGCCCGTAATGAATGTATGGCGTAGCGGAAGATCATCGACAATACCGGCGCCGATCGCTGCTACCATGCATGCTTCAAGCTCTGCGATGCGCCTGCGCGCTTGGCCGGGATCGTGATGAAAAAGCTCCGTCACGATCCCGCTTTTCGCCGCCGGCTCGGGGAGAGCCGACATAGTTTAGAAGTCAGCCGAGATGCCGAGCGTCCCGGCCGTCCCGGCGCCGATCAACGCGGTGCCCGTGCCAAGAGCAATGGTGCCCCCAGTCGTACAGGTGAGAGCTGCCGCATTCGGCGTACTGGCGCTAGCCGCCGCCGCGAGCGTGGTGCAGGTTCCCGCCGTACCGGCCGTCAACCAGATACCGAAGCTGGTCGCCGTGCTGACCGTGACGGTCGGCGTGGTGCGCATCGTCACCGGCAGGATATAGCTGCACTTGACCGTGGTGTTGGCCGTAGTCACGTTACACACCGACGGGAAAGTGAAGGTAGCAGCGAGGTCAGCAACCTGCACATAGTAGCGCTGGTACTTCGCCAGCTCGACACCGTAGGGGCGATACTCGAAGGACGACGCCGTGGTGCCCTGCTCAAGCTGCGCGTCGGAAACCGCGAAGCCGTCCGTGGTACCGGCACCGGTCGCCGTCGGGGTGAAGCAGATCTCGACACCGATCTCGTTGGCGGTGGTGGGAATGAAGCCCGTCAGGGTATAGCGCGCCCAGCTCGTGGTCAGCGTGTACGCCGCTGTCATGGAGCTGTTGATACCCGTCCAGGCCGGGGTGATGGCCGGCGAGGCGGTCAGCGTCCCCAGCCCCTGATCGGTGCCGGTGCCGTAGATGATGTAGGCGTTGATCACGCCGCCATTGTCGGCGGCCAGCCCGGCCAGCGCCTGCGCGTAAAAGGACAGCGTAACCGACTGCCCCTGGAGGTCCTGGCTCTCCGAGGTCGGCACTTCCTGGATGGCGCAGACCGGCTGGGTCAGCGCGCCGCTGTTGCGGTAGACCTTGAAGGACTGCGCCGAGCCGGTCAGCGGCGACGGCGAGCTGGTGACGACCTGGCCGAAGCCGGCGCCCGAGGTGACGTTGGTCGACACGGCCCAGCGATCCGGCACGTAGACCGGCGCACCCGTGGTGCCGCCCTGGGTAGCAGCCGTACCGCGCTGCTGGACAGCGAATTCGCCATTGTCGAGATAATTGCGAAAATTCGAGAACGACGCGGTGCTCTGCGGGTTGATCGACGCGTTGACGTTGGCGATGGCCAAGTTCACATCGGGAAGATCGCCCGGCAGGGACGACTGCTGAAGCGTGACCTGCGGCACATTGGCCGCCAGGGCGGTGTTCGCAAACAGAGCAAACGCCGCAACGAAAGCGGAAAACTTACGCATAGTGTCCTCCTAGTTAAGGCGTTCGCCTGTTCGCAATCTACACCGTCGCGGACGCGGTGTCGAGATTGGCGGTCATCCCCTCCAACGAGGTGATGTATTTATCGATGCTGTGATCCCCCACCGATGGTAGGAGCCCCCGCCAGCCGACCACCTGCTCGATACGTCCGATCGGGCTAATCCAGGTCATCGGCTCGGGCTGCACCCAGCGCGCATCGACCAACGGCCAAAGCGGGGCGAAGTCATGCTTATGCACGACGCGCACCGGATCATGCCCCAGCGCCATCCAGAATTGGCGGTCGGCCCCCTTCGGCGCGCCGAAGCTAACCGCCGCTGTCTCGTATCCATCATCGACAGCGAGACGCTGCGCCAGATTGGCGCGGACACCGCCGAGGCTGTGCCCGGTAAAAGTCACCGTCGTGCAGCCGAGCGGTAGCGCCATGCGGAGCAACGGCCATCGCTCCGCCACCGGGGCATAGAAGCCTCGATGCACCCGCCCCTTGGGGCCGAGATCAAGCGCCGTGTCGTCAAGGTCGTCCCAGATTTCCTGCGGGTCGGTGTTCTGGTAGAAGCGCGTCCCTTGGAACGCAACCACAGCTTCTCGCTTGCCGTCGACTTCCTCGGTCACCACGAGCGCCACGCAGTCCTCGTCGGCGATGCGCGCGACGTAGGTGTAGTCGAGCGCATTGACCGCCGATCGAACATCATCCTCGACGATCCGATAGGCCGCCGCCGACAGCTTGGCCAACCGTAGCAATACCTGCGGGTTATTCACGGTTTGGCCGGGACGGTCGGCGCGGCGGCCAGAGCGGCGCAATCGACTTGAATCTGCTTATGCACCGGGGCGTCAGCGGCGATGGCCGCCCCCACCGCCGGGGAGATGGCGGGGTCGCCGACTGCGACAGCGGTAGCAGTCGCAGTCGCGACGGGGACAACCACGGCGTCGACCGTGCAGGCGGTCTGAAGCTGGGACGTGGAGCAGCCGGCCAAGCCGAGCAGGGTAGCCGTGAGGACGATCTTACGCATGGTCACCTCCGAGAAGAGCCGCCAGCTTGTCGCGAGCGGCGTGAGCCAGCGGGGCAATGAACCCCGCCAGAATAAGCAACGTGCTTTCGTCGGGCGCCAGAAAAGCGCCCGCCATATAGCACTGCATCAACCAGTGCAGGACGGCAGCGGTCGACGACGTGCCGAGCGAGACGGCAGCGGTAGTGCCGACCCCGCCGTTCACGGCGTCGGCTCCGTCACTTCGGAAGGTTGCGCTTCCGGGGCTTCCGGGGCTTCCGGGGCTTCCGGGGCTTCCGGGGCTTCCGGGGCTTCCGGGGCTTCCGGGATCGGACCCAGATCCGTCTCGGTCACTTGCAGCCCCGCTTCGTTGACGTAGGTCACCGATTGCGGCTCCGTCGGGTCGGTCGGCAGTTGCGCCACCGTCACCGCGTCCGCTGGGATCGGCTGGGCGGGCGGCGTCGGCGCTCCGCCTAAAGGGATCGCGTCGAACACCACCCCGTCGGCCTGCGCCCAGTTCGCCAGATATTGATCGGTCGTGGCCTTTCCCAGCGGGGTATTATACCACTGCTTGTAGTAAGCCGCCTGACCGGCAGTGCTGAGCGGGATAACGCCGGGGGCGCGCTCGTAATGCAGGCGGGCATAAGCCGCTTCCTGCACCCCGCCGATGAGGCCGTCGGCAATCTCCATCCAGGCCGGGTGTCGGGCGGCGAGCCAGATGCGTAGATCGGCGAGACTGGCCGGCTCGGGCTGGAAGAACCCGAAGGCCGGCCCGCCGCCCTCCTGGGCGATGTCCCGCAGGCCACTTTCCTGGAGCGCAGTGCCGAGCAGGAGTTCGCGCGCCTCGATGCTATCGAGGTCGAGCGCGACCAGGGCCGGTGCAATAATGGTGTCCACAAATTCTTGCGGCGTCATGCTTTTGCTCCTCGCAGGGTCTTGCCCAGATCGTCGATCTTGGCTTCGAGGCGAACAAAGTCCGCCTTGGTGATGTAGTCCCGCGCGATGGCTTCCCGGTGCCCGGAGAGCTTGTCGCGCTGCTCGTCGATATCTTCGCGCAGTTCCGCATGGGCGCGGCGCGTGTCATCCTCGTGCCGGTCCTGTCGCTTCCACACCACGCCGAACGCGGCGGAGAGGATTGCGAGGCCCGATCCTATCAATCCCTCGGCGATGGAAAATTCCGACATGGTGTTAGTCCCAGCTAGATATTTACGGTCGCAGAGATCTGCGTACAGGGCGCTACGGCTTGGGGCATCCCGAAAAGCGAGAATGTGGCGGTCGCGTTGCCATACTCGATGGCGTTTACGACGGTCAGCCCGAGTAGCGGCGTCGATGCCAGCGGGCATGAAAGCTGCGTCGTCGCAGCCGCGCCGCCTGCCGGAACGGTCAAGCTCGTAGTCGACGATCCGAATGGCGTCGTCGTGCTATTGAGCCCGACACCGATGGCGAGGAACTGATTGGCCGCCGACCCCGACAAAAGCCCTTGGCACGAGTACAGCGCTGAAATGTAGCTCTGCGCTAGGCCGTCAACAAAGGTCACGCTATTGAGCGCGGAGTTGTCCGCCGCCCGCCAGGCGGCGGACGCGTAACTCCAATTCGATCTGTTGTCCTGGTTCACCCCGGAAGTCGGCACGCGGTTATAGGCGTTATATACCCCGAGGATGGAACCCGCGCCACCATTCGCCGCCGCTGGAGCCATCGTCATGCTGGTCTGCCCGTTCGCCGTCGCGTACATGGTCCCGACATAGGTTGCTTGGCCGGCGGGGACACTGATAGTCGCAGCGGTGGTATCGATCTTGAGCGCGATCGAGACGGTGTTTGTCCAAATGCCGTTGGTCAGGGAGACCTGCGTCGTGCCCGCCCCGGTGCCGCGCGCCGTGGTGCTAGTCCAGGCCGGGCCGGTTCCGAGCGTCACGACGCCGGAATTGAGGAACACGAACAGATCGAACAGCTTGCCGCTCTGCTGATAGCCGGTGTGCGCCGCGTTGCTGTCCAGAGCTAAGGAGAGTTGAGAGAAGGTCGAGACCTGGGTCGTCGTCCCGTTGTAGATGGGGATGGCGTTACCGGCGTAGGGTGCATAATAGACCGTCGTCGCCCCTGCCGTGTTCGCCGTCATGACCGGAGTGTTGCTAGTCAGGGTAAGCCGCCCCTGCGGCGCGCCGATTTGCGCGGCGGGCGAAACGAAGGGCTGGCCGGAATAGAAGGAATAATCCATCAAGCGCCAGACACCGCTACCCTCATAGCGGAAGCGCGCCACGTCCCCCGCCGCCGTGGTAATGTTGGCGCCGTTCAGCAGGATCAAATTGCCGCTCTGCGTGAGGGTCAGTACCCCGGTAAAGACGATCTCGCGTTCCGCGCCGCCAACGGTGCCCAAGCTGGAACCGAACGAGGTGATCGACGTGGTTCCGGTGATCTGCACGTAGTTGCCGACCTGCGCGCCGAGGTCAATAGTCGCCGCCGAAGCAACGCTCGGAACATACCCCTCGTTGAGCGCCACCGGCATGGCTGCGAAATCACCCAGGGTGGCGTGCGGACTGCCTCCGGCGGTCACACCGTCTTGCAGCACGAGGCGCTTCTGCGTGAGGTCGGCAACGACTTCGCCAATAGCGCCCGTGAACGCCGCCACCTGCGCGTGGGTTCCTCGCCGCCATTGAACCTGTGTCGCCATGATCTTCCCTACGGCAATACGCCTGTTGGTCCGAAATCTACCATGGATAGTGCGGGGTCCGCAACTGAACCCCAATCCCCTGCGGTCTCGATAACCGGGTCGCTAACCTGCCCCCAATCATAATTTGGAGGCAGGCTCAAACTAAGCGAGGGGTCAACGTTGATGTAGCCCAGCGCTTGGTAATGCAGATACATCGCGCCGAGCTGGAGCCCCCCCGACGACTGCCCACTGATCATGATCGACATGCGGTTGAAAATGATCGGGGCCGACCAGAACACTCCGTAGCTGGTCGGCCCCGACGGCGCGATCAGCGGCGTGGTGAAATTGTAAGTCGACAATACGTTGCTCGACGGGTCAAGCGCTTGAAACTCGATCTGCTGCTGGGCGGTGAAGCCCATGAAAATAGTGTGCTCGATCAGCGCTTTCTCGGACAAAATGCTGGTGTCTTCCGGCAGCACGCCGGTCTGATAGACGAACGAAAGCGGCGAGCCGAACTCGGTGAAATTGTCCGTCGCGCCGGGCAGAACATTGCTCTGGTAGATCACGCCCGTGTTGGTCGCGCTGGTAACCAGGAAGCTCGCGCCGCTCGGGATGATGTTATCGTAGGTCAGGGTGTGCGGGCCCGTCCAAATCTGGCGGATCTCGTCCCACCAATATTCGAACTTCTCGTAGGAGCCACCTTGCAAGAAGTCGACCACGGCTCGATAGGTGCCCTGGTTATAGGCGCACGCCGTGCGGGTCGGGGTCAGCGCCGTCATGAACGGCTTGTTGACCTCGCCGACCGGGACCGATACTTGACCGTCAAGCCCGACGTTGCGGATGCCGTCGATCGCGAGGAATGCCACGCCGTTAGGGGTGACCGCGGGTGATCGCGGCGACTGGGTTCCGACACCCGAAATTACCTGATTGAGAGACAGCGTGCTCAGCGCCAGATCGCCTTGTATCTGCCAAATTCCGAACGCTTTGAAGACCAATAGAGCTTGCGCAATGCCGCCGGCCGTCGTTGTGAAGTAGGGCTGCGGCGACATCGAGGTGATCGGATCAGATCCGCCCATGGTCAGCGAATTGGTCGCGTTCGTCATGGTAGTCGGCGCCAGCACGTCGGTATAGTAAGCGGTGTTTCCGCACGCGAAATAGACGCGACCGTTGAAGTTGGCACACCATGTCGGAGCGCTGGGAAGCGCGTTGGTCGCGGTATTGTAAGAATTGTACGCCGGGCTAGCGCCGCCGGCTCCACTGATCACGCCGAAGAAGTTCGACCCGGTGCCGCTGTAGCCCGGATGCGTGAAGACAATGTAGCTCCCCACCGCGCAGATCGAGGGCGGCGTCCACGCCCCGCTCGTCGCCGGGCTGGCCGGAACGTTAGTCGGCAAGATGCCGCCGATCGGGACGAACGCATTGGTCGCGAAGTCGTAGCAGAAGGGCTCGTCGTAACCGAGATTGCGCGCGGTCGACAACATACCCCATACCCGGGTACCAACCTGGATCATGCACGACACATAGCCCGGCGATGCGAAGCCGAGCTTGGCCGCCGTCGGCTGGAGCGAGTAGACGCTAGTCGCATCCGGCGTAACCGACCATGCCGCCCCCACCGTCACCTGGGTCGCGGTGTTCGACGCCACCGTTCGGGACTGCCCGATGCCTGTTCCACCGATGATGTAGATGATGCCGCCGGCATAGGCGTTCACCGGCAGCGTCCGGGTCGTGTCGTTGAGCGTGGTGCTAGTGTTGCTGCCGGTCGACGTGGAGTTGAACGCGGGCGTGCCCGCGAAGGTGATGACCGGGAAGGCCGCCGGGCGCGGGATAAACATGCCGGGCGTCGTGATGCTGGGCATGAGGTTGGAACACGACAGCATGCCGCCGCGCCGCGACATATTGCCGTCGAGGCTATCCGACAGCCCTGCCGGAACGAAGGGCATCGGCTGGACGTCGCGGATAGCCATGATCAGAAGCCCGTGACTTTGGTGGGTTTCAAATTGCTGATGTTGCGGAAGCGCCGACGGTCGAGCTGCACCTGCTGGGCGTAGCCGCTCTTGTCGTCATCGATCATGAGGAACTTGTCGAGGATCATCGCCGCCTCGGCGAGCAGCGCCTGGTGGCGCGTGTCGTCGGTCAGCATGGCGATGTCGCCGGTCAGCCGCTTGATCAGGTACTGCTGGTTGGGAAACCAGGGGATCGTGCTGCTGGTCTCCGGGGTCAGGATGTCCGGCATGATCGACTGGTAGCGGATATTGACCGCAAGCGACAGATTGGGCGGCGGCCAGAAATAGATGGTCGGCGGGCTCGTCTCGATCTGGGTCGCGAACTGCTCCGGGTAATTGTTGATGCCCGGCCCGTTGAAGAGCTGGTCATACTCTTCCAGCGGGATCTGGTTCAAGTAGAAAGGCGTGCCGCTGACGTAATAGAACACCTCGCGGGCGCGCAGATAGTCCGCCGGGAGCGAATAGCTGGCCGACGCAGCGCTGATGTTCAGCACCGTCGTCTTGCGGCACTCGTCAAAGTCATATGTCTGGTAGAGGTATTGAAGGATGAGATTGAGGAACTGACCGGCCTGGGTCGTATAGCCGGTCGTCCCCCGTCCAGCGGAAAGGGCAAGCGAAACGATCTGTTGCGCTTGCAGTGCCATTACCTAGCCACCTCTTCGAACTCGGCCTCGATGCGCCGCTTGTCGGCGATATCATCCTTGAGGCGCTTCATGTTGATGATGACCGCTTCGCGCTGCTGGCGCTCGGCGGCGGACGGATTGCGGTCAGCGTGCCGGGCATCGAGGCGATCGAGGTCTTCCTGCTGGTAGCGCAGGTTGCGCTCCATCGCCTCGATCTCCCCCTTGAGGTTGATCAAGCCGGCCTTGGCCTGCTGACGATTAATCGCCCCCAGCACGAGGTCGAGGGTATTGTCGATCAGCGCCTTGTCGGCGCCGGGCGGGAAATTGCCGCCGACATTGATCTGGCGGGACGCGCCCAGCTCGGCGACGATGGTGAAGCCGACGGGGCCGACATTGTGAGTGGTCTCGGTCATGGTCAGTGATCCTTACGCGGTCGGGCGGAGGACCGGAGCCTGGGGACGCTTGTAAGCGTTGGTCCGGTTACGACGATCCGAAATCTCGTCTTCATGCGCCCAGGTACGGAACATGATTTCCTTGATGGTCGGGACCGCCTCCGGGGCGAAATTGTACGTGTGGCCGTGATGGTATTCAACCCCGTCGATCCGGATGCGGTCGGCGTGCGGGGCGAGGTCGATCAGCAGCGGCACCAGCTCATCCGGCGCGACGCCGTTGGCGGCCTGCATCTCGGCCTTCAGGCGGCGCTTGGCGGCGGCCTTGAACTGCTCGGCGGCCAGGCGCTCCTGTTCCGCAATCAGTTCTTGTTTGGCTTCCTCTTCGAGCTGGAGCTGCTTGGTCGGGTCGAGTTCGACCGCGCCGGGGATCAACTGGGTTTCGGGGGTCGGCTTACGTGCCATGGTCATCCTCCTTGCTTTCCATAAAAGCCGATATATACTTTCCATAATCAGCGCGGAGGAGATTATGGAAAAGACCTGCAAATCCTGCGAACAAAGTAAACCTACTTCGGCCTTCCATAAAGATAAATCCAAACCGGACGGCCTAAATTTCTACTGCAAACCCTGCCATAAAGACCGCCAAGCCAAATACAATCTTCGCCCGCCGCGTAACCCGGCACCCGAAGGAATGAAGCGTTGTGGGCACTGTAAAGAAGACAAGCTAATTGCGGAATTTTACCCAGACACAAAAATGTATCTCGGAGTTCAGCGGCGCTGCAAAGAATGCAGTAAGAAAATATTTCGAGAGTACGCCGACCGCCAACCAAACTGGAAAGAAAAGAACGCTGTACGAAGCAAAAAATGGCGAGAAGCAAATCCTGAACTCGCCGCAGACCATAAACGGAAAAGTAAGTACCAACTATCTTTAGGGGAGTATAACCGAATGCTCGCCGCGCAAAATGGATTATGCGCGATATGCGAAACAGACAGACCGGGAGGTCGCGGAGGATTTCACGTAGATCATTGCCATTCTACTGGGCGCATTCGAGGTCTTCTATGTACCTCATGCAATACTGGACTAGGTAAATTTTCGGATAATCAAATTTTGTTGCAGCGGGCTATAAATTACCTTAAAAATAACTAAACAAAAGGGCCGGTATTAAAT